TGACCTACACCAATACACCAAAGTTGCTTGATGACCGCAATGAGGTGAATGAGGACGGCACACCGATGCTGGATGAGGCTGGCAATCAGATGGTCACCAAGGGTCTTAAATCGACTCACAGGGCGCAGATTGATGCTCAGGTGTATGCAGCCTTGCAACCGTCTGATTGGATGGCTGCACGGGCGTTTGAGACAGGCACAGAGATGGATGCTGCTTGGAAAACATGGAGAGCATCTGTCAGGACAGCGGCAACAACAGTTAAAGCAAGCATTGATGCGGCTACTTCTGTAGAAGAATTAGTAAGCGTTATTAGTAACTGGAAACTACCAGAGGCTCCTAAATGAGTGAAGAACGCAAACACAGTGACGAGCGTATCGCTGTTTTAGAAACAGAGGTGCAATCTCTTAAAGAAGAACAAGACAAGATTCTTCAATGCGTACAGAATATACACGCTGAGATGGTGCGCTATAAAGGTTTCTTAGGCGGTATTGCTTTTATTGTGTCTGGTATAGGAATATTCTTAACAGTATTTAGAGATTGGCTTGTAGCGCATATAAAATGATTGATCCAATTACAGCCCTAGCAGCAGTACAAAGCGCTGTATCGTTAATTAAGAAAGCTTGCAAAACTGTTGATGATGTAGCTTCTTTAGGGCCAATGATTGGTAAATATTTTGAAGCCAAACATACAGCCACTAAAGCCGTACACGAGGCTAAAAAACAGGGGGGATCTTCAATGGCTAAGGCTATTGAGATCGAGTTAGCTATTAAGGCTCAGAAAGATTTTGAACAAGAACTACAAAACTTATTCTTTAGTACAAACAATATGGATGTTTGGCAGAACATAAAGAAAAGAGCCTCAGACATGGATGCCGCTAACGCTGAACAAGCCAGGAAAGACAGTATTGCAGAAGCCAAGCGTAAAAGAAAACAACAGGAACTTACAGAACTAGGGATGGCTATAGGTATTGTGGTGGTGGCTTCTATGTTCATTATTTGGGCAGCATGGGAAGCTTTTACCTTTTGTTCTAAAGCAGTATGCGGAGCATGATTATGAAAAAACCAGCTAAAGTTGAAAAAGTTATGAAAGAGTTTAAAGAAGGAACACTCCACAGCGGCAAAGGCGGCCCTGCTGTTAAATCTAGGAAGCAAGCCATTGCTATTGCATTGTCTGAAGCAGGAATGTCTAAGCCTAAGAAGAAAAAATGAGAGCTATAACAGTCGGTAATAATTTAGTAGCAGGAACGCCTACAGTTATCTATACTGTTCCCAAAGGCTATTATGCTAAGTGGAATCTGTTGTATTTATTGAACGGCACTGGATCTACACAGGATATTTCAGTGGCGTGGTTTGACTATAGCCAAAATGAGACAATAGCTATTTTGTCTAACTATGGATTAAGCTCTAAAACATTTTTTAAATTAGACGGCGGCGCATACATGGTTATGGAAGAAGGCGATTATGTGACAATAACTCCCGCAGCCGGGACATTTTCAAGTATTGCTACCTTTGAGCAAATAAAGAAAGAAGGCATTTAATGGCTACTTATCTTAGTATAGTAAATAATGTTTTGAGTAGGCTTAGAGAGCCTACTGTGTCTTCTGTGCAGGACAATACCTATTCGCAAATGTTAGGAGTATTTGTTAACGATGCCAAACGAGAAGTAGAAGACGCTCACGATTGGAATGTTTTAGCTACGACTTTGACCGCTACAACAACTGACAGTGTATTTAATTATGTCTTAACTGGTTCAGGAATGAGATTCAGAGTTATTGATATTCTTAACGATACAAATAACTCTAATATAGAATATGCGCCTACATCATGGTTAAATAGACAATTCTTATTGGCATCCTCTAACAAAGCTTGTCCAGCCTATTATAACTTCAATGGCGTAGACTCTAACGGAGATACACAAGTAGATCTGTATCCTATTCCAGACGGAGTATATACAATACGGTTTAATTTAATCGTACCCCAAGCTAATCTAGTAAACAATACAGACGCTATTTTAGTACCGGATCATCTTGTAAGCATGTTGGCTTATGCAAAGGCTATCGCAGAACGAGGCGAGGACTCCGGTATTTTGTCATCAGAGGCTTATCAGCTATATCGCTTAGCTTTGGCAGACGCTGTAGCTATAGAGCGTAACAGGTATGCTGAAGAAGTTGTTTGGGTGAATCCGTAATGGCAGAAAAACTATTAACTTCCAGCATAGCGGCTCCAGGATTTATGGGTGTAAACACTCAGGATTCCTCTGTGGCTCTGGAATCCGGGTTTGCTACTCAAGCTTTTAATTGCGTAATAGATAAGTTTGGACGGATCGGTGCTAGAAAAGGCTGGGAAGCAAAACATAGCGCTAACGGTACTTTAGGTTCGTCAGATGTAAAATCCATAGCAGAACTTATAGCCAATGATGGAACATCGTATGTTATTGCGACAGGAAATAATAACATATTTAAACTGAGTGGTTCCAATTTAGTAACCCTTACCTATGGCGGCGGTGGCTCTGCTCCTACAATTACAGATGACCGCTGGCAAATGGCTGCATTGAACGGTGTATTGTACCTATACCAAAGCGGTCACGATCCACTAGTATTTGATCCAGCAGTATCCACAACAACATATCGCAGAGTATCTGAAAAGTCTGGATATGTTGCAACCGTACAGCAGGCAGACTGCGTTATAAGCGCCTATGGACGCACTTGGAGCGCCAATACAGCCACAGATAAGAATACTGTTCAGTTCTCAGATTTGCTTGCTGGTCATGTTCTTAGCACAGGCTCCGCAGGATACCTAGATGTGTCTCAGGTATGGCCTGCGGGAGCAGACGAGATTCAGGGCCTAGCCGGTCACAATAATTATTTATACATCTTTGGACGCAGACAGATTCTTATTTATCAAAACGCCAGCGATCCTACTAATATTTCCTTAGCAGACACGGTTAGCGGTATTGGCTGCTGCGCCAGAGATAGCATCAAAGTAACTGGTGATGATATTATCTTTTTAAGTGATTCTGGCGTTAGGTCTATGAAGCGCGTTGTGCAAGAAAGAAGCGCACCGTTTAGGGACTTGAGTGCTAATGTCAGGGATGAACTTGTAGCCGCGATAGGGCTAGAAACACTGACAGACATCCGAGCGGTATACTCTGATACTTATGCTTTCTATTTGTTGTCTTTCCCAACAGCAAATATTACTTATTGTTTTGATATGCGCGGATCATTGCAAAACGGAGCCGCCAGAACAACAACTTGGTCGTTAGTGCCTACAGCAATGTTTTCCACAAGAAATAAAGAATTGTTGTTTGGTCTTCCCGGCTATATTGGATGCTACTGTACCAACAGCGATAATAGTGTCTCATATTTAATGAGCTACTTCACTAATTATTTTGATTTAGGTTCACCTTCCGCTATTAAGATTCTTAAAAAGATAAGTTTTACTGTAATTGGGGGAAGTAATGCCGGAATTGTTTTAAAATACGGTTTTGATTACAGTCAAAGTTATAATTCACAGACTATTTTCTTAGGCGGCGTTGCTGCTGCTGAATACGGCGTAGCCGAATACAATATTGCAGAATATTCTGCTGGTATTGTTTTTGATAATCAAAAGATTCAGGTAGGCGGGGCTGGTAATATTATTCAACTAGGGGTTGAAACCACTATAGAAAATTTCGATCTATCTATACAAAAACTTGATGTATTCTGTAAAACTGGAAGGATTCGATAATGTCGGACTATGTAAAAAGCACTAACTTTGCTACAAAAGATAATCTAGTTTCCGGCAATCCCGCGAAGCTGGTTAAAGGCACAGAAATAAACACTGAATTTGATAATATCGCTTCAGCGGTTTCTTCCAAGGCAAACGCTAATAATGCTGCCTTGACAGGAACTGCCACAGCGGTTAATATAACAGTATCGGGAACATTTACTGCTACCGTTGACGGAGGAACCTACTAATGGCACTTACAGCAGAAGAACAACAGGCCCTTAGTGGGCTTCTAAGCGGCGGGGTAGGCGCTCTAGGAACGCTTACAGCAGCGCAGTACGGCGCTTTGCAGCAGAATCAGCTTGCAAACCAGCTTCTATCGCAGGGACAGCAGGCGGCGCAGGCAGCGCAGTTTCGTCCCGTAGGTGTAACATCTAGGTTTGGCACTAGCGGCTTTACTTATGACGATCAAGGCAGACTCACAGGCGCTGGCTACCAAGTGGCTCCTGATGTGGCTGCGATGCGTGAGCGTCTTATGGGTCAAGCAGGAACAAACCTGGAACAGGCCACTCAGGCGGCTGGTCAGATCGCCCCGGTGGGTGCAGCAGCACAGAGCCTCTTTAACCTCGGACAGGGCTATCTAGCCACTTCTCCGCAGGCTGCGGCACAAAACTGGATGCAGCAGCAACAGGCTTTGTTGCAACCAAGCAGGGAACAACAACTCGCTCAGTTGACTAACCAGCAATTCCAGCGCGGTAGGCTCGGTTTAGGCGTAGGAGCTACTTCAGGCGCTGGCGGGGCTGCTATGGGGGCTTCTAACCCGCAGATGCAGGCTTACTATAACGCCTTGGCACAGCAGGACGCTCAGTTGGCTGCTCAGGCTATGCAGCAGGGTCAAGAGCAAACTAAATTCGGTGCTGGCTTGTTCGGCACTGGCGCTCAACTGCTTGGTCAGGTTCCTGCATACCAAGTAGCTGCGTTGTCACCGTATGAGAAATATATGGCTGGTGCGGCAAGCGCTGAGGCTCTCGGACAGAATCCGATGGATATTTCGTCTACTCTAGGCGCACGACAGTCCACCGCAGGCGCTCAGATGGCTAATATTCTTAATACCGCTGCTGCTAGGGCTTATGTGCCAGCACAAGAAGCCGCTACACAGCAACAACAAGCGCTTGGAGCCGGATTGTCAAAACTGTCTGATCCTGTTTCTCAATTAGTTAAATCATTGATGGGTCTTCCAGCTTCTGCTACTCCTACTTGGACTTGGGGAACGAATGACGGAAGTTATATGGATCCTTCTTTTTGGAATAATCCTGATGTTTATGACCAGATGGCAGCAATGGGTCTTACCTAATAAGGAGTAATTATGGCTACAGCAGCAACAGATTTTTCTGGACTAT